ATCACCTGCATTTAACCAGTCATTAGCAACAGTCATTCTTTTATCATCTAATGCTTGACCAATTTTGTCAGTTAAAGCATTTTTAAATGCGTCTTGAGCAGCAACATTATCACCAGCGTCTAAATTATCAATCATACTACCTACATGATTAATTTCTACTTCTGGTGTTTCAGTTTCAACTACACTATCATTTTTTATATTTTCTTCACTCATAATTAATTATCTCCTATATTTATATCAGAATCCATATCATCATTTCCTGTCATATCTTGACCTTCAGGTGACGCAATAATTCCTTTTTTGATCTCATCTACAATCTGATTATCAATATCTATAATATCTTCATCTGATTGTTGTAAGATGTTTTTTCTCACATATTCAATAGAGAAATATTTACCAACATATGGACTAATCTCATTTGCAAGTCCTATTCTTTCTCTCATCATTTCTGCATTTTTTAATTCTGCAAAATATCCATCTTTTAAGAAAGAGTATTGTATATGTTCTTTTATCTTAGGCCAATCTTCAATTGTAATAATACCTTTTAAAACTAACTGTGTTTTAAGTACATCATTAAAGACTTGCGTAAATCTTTTTCTTAATCGTTGAACAAATTTAGTAAACTTTAATTCATCTCTTGTAATTTCAGCAGCCCTACCCATATTGAAACCATTTTCTGATTCCATTCTAGAGATAGGCACATTCAATGCTTTGTATAGTTTCTTTTGAAAGTATTGAACATCTGAAATTTCACCAAGGTTTTGACCACCTGCAAGTGTTTGAACTTCAGTACCTTTTGCACCTTCTCTACGAGGTAACCAAAAATCTTCAAGCATTGACATATGTTTTCTGTCATCTCTAATCTCACCTGTAGCAGCGTCATAGACAAGTTTATTTCTGTATCTTGCCATCACATCTCTTAAATAAGATTCTGCTTTTACTTTAGGTAAGTTACCTACATCAACATAAAATATTCTTCTTTCAGGCGCTCTTACTATTCTGTAAATAACAACAGCATCTTCAATCATTCTTAGTTGATTGACAGGTTTGATTGCCTTATGTAAATGGCTCATGACCATATTTTTAGTTTGGTCAATTACACCAGAAGTAACATAGGTAATTGAATCAGCAGAAATTTTTAAACCAGCGTTTGAATTTCCTGATGATATTCCTTTTTCATTATAGACAAACCATTCGGCAGTTGTTTCTATAATTTCAACACCTTTACCTTTAGAATCTCTTCCTTTTTTAACCTCACGAACTTTTTTAATTTTTCGTGGATCAATATATCTTAATTCTGTTAATCCTTTTCGTGGACTTTTTGGGTCAATAACTTTGTGAAAATAAATACGACCATCAACATACCATCGTCTGAATATGTCATGACCTTTTTCATCAAAGTTCATTAAACTCATAACTTCGTCAAACTCATCACGAATTTTTGTTTTAATATTTTCTGAAATCGCTAATTTATCTAGCGATACTGATACCGAAGTATCTCTTTCATCCGAAACAATGACCTCGTTGATGATATCTTCAATCGCCATATCGCACTCTGGGTGTTGTGCGACTTCTCTATATCTTTTAATTAAGTCAACATCATTTTTGGCAGTAACTTCCATATCCAAGTATTGGCCAAAGTAACCGCCAGCAGATATAGTAGTTGTACCATCGTCAGGAGAGGGAACCGTGAAGGCCTGTTTGGCCTCCGCCGGTTTCTCCTTATCATCATTTTGTCTTGTTATTTGGAATCCAAGTAATTGTACCATATTATAATTTTCCTTTATAACTTATTTGTTTATTATGTAGTAGTATCTGTTTCAAAATACTGATATGTCAAAGAACATCCAAATTCTTCTATAGCATTATTAGTACTATATGACAATGCGATATCGTCTAAAGAAGTTGGGAATGCGCCTCTTAAAGTATAACTTTTTAGAGTTGCACCGTTTCTGTCTAATTGGTCAACAAACACATCAACCTGATAATCTACTGGATTTGTTAATCCTTCATTATCAGTCATGTTGTTAATACCATTCATCCATCTTTCAAATGCTCTGTATAATTTAAAGTCAGTATCATTCATAATCGTTACTGACCATGGGTTAAATGTTCTATCTCCAGCGATATTAAGTACACGACCTCTAAACGGAACAGCAATATTACTTATTGACTGTCCAGGAAGGGCAGTTGCCGTACATAAGAATGCCAGATCAGATGTTTCTCCTCCAACTGAAGCATAACCAGGAAAAGGCATAGTTACCTTAAACTGATTGGCTCTTGCACCACCGCCAGAAAGACGAGATTTAAAATCATTAATATTAGCCATTTTTTATTTCTCCTTCTATCTGTTAAGCGCCTGCAACTTCAGTAAAGGCTACGCCTGAACGAGTTGCGACAAAGTTAAGTTGAATGAAGTTAATAGAACGAGCAGGTTTGACAAAAATGTCAGCCCTAAATTCGTTTCTATCAATTACATCGCCTGTATTGTTTGAATCATCACACACTACTGAAAAGTCTGTAATACCTCTTCTGCCTTGTATATCTCTTAGGAATGGTTCTACAAGATTTCTAAATTGTGCTCTTGTAAACTCATCATTAAACTCAAAGAGTTGAAACTTAGCAGCAGTTGATACTGCCTTCTCTAAAGTGATAAACAATCTTCTTACATTGATACGATCAAATGCACTTGGTTTTGATTGAGCAGTTTTGTCACCAAATAACACAGTTCCTTGACCAGGAAATGCTGTTACAGAATTAACTCTTGACTTATACAATTCATCTCTTTGTGTTTGATTTGGATTGAAAGCAAGTTTAACTGCGCCTCTAATTTGACCACGATTGAATCCTGCAGGTGAAAAATGTGAATCTGCAATATTGTCAGTTCTAGCACATAATCCTGCTATGTCTCCGTTCAATGGAACAAATCTAAAAACATCATTGTATTTGTCGTACATATATTTGTAACCACTATCAATTACAGCATAACTTGTTGATGGTAGACCATCAGCAAAAGATACTACATTTTGAGTTTGTGTAACTGCGTTTGCAACATCAACAACATCCGTTCTTGCAGGTGAAATAAATGCCACACAATCTTTTCTTGCAGTTGCGATATCCATAACAGCAGTTGCTTTTGTGTCGCCAGTAGCGTCAGCACCTGTCTGTGAAGGACCACAAAGAAGTAAAGATAAATCTACACTCTCGGTATCAGCAAATTTTTCGTATGCAGTAGCGATCTCAGCATTAGTAGCAGCGTAATCATCTGTACCACTTGCCAATGAGTAAGTCTTAACAACAAAGGCGTCACCTTGAGCGTTATCAAAAGTTTGACCTTTCTTAGCACTACCAGAGTTTGCAAGTGTTGTTTCGTGATCCATTACATACACAAATTCAGATTGTGCATATATAACATCAGCAAAAAAGTTACTTGAACCAGTAGAAGATTTAGCATCAGAAGCCTGTGAAACACCTTCAAAAGTTTCTAAGATTGATCCAGCAGTTCCTGTAATTCCACCATCTTCGTCTAGTACTACGATATGCATTTCATCTAATGATCCGCCAGCAGCAACAACATCATCTGTTGAAGTTGGTGCTCCAGAGAATTGAAAATAAAATTCCCAATGTCTTAGGATTTTAGCATTGTCAACAATACCGTGTCTTAATCCACCTGTTTCTGTTTTACCAGTTGCAGTATTAAATCTTGCGATTGTTAGAACGTGAGTTGATATTCCTGTTATTTTATAATAGACACCTGAAGGCGCACCGTCAGTTGAAGGCACAGCACTTGCGTCTCCAAATTCTAGTATGTCACCAACTTGCATTAAACTACCATCGTCAACAGTTATTGTTGTATCTCCGATAGCAGCAGAAGCGTCAGCAACTAGATTACCACTCATTGAATGAGGTCCAAAAGCAGTAGAGTTAGAACATACAGAAATTTTTAAACTATTTCCTAATGTTCCTGCTTCTCTAGCAGCGTAAGCCCCCACATTAGCAGCAAAACTAGCTTGTGAGCTAAAGTTATCTAGGTAATCAGTTGTATTTTTTATTAAGATAGCAGTTCCAGATACAGCGGCATTTACCATGCCAGTGATTGGTCTTACTATCTTCAGATTATTTCCGTATCCTAAAAAGTTAGCAGCAGTAAAAAATTCTTCAAAATTAGAAGAATTTGGTTTACCAAAAGTGTCAACCAATTCTTTTTCAGATGAAACTGTAGTAATTTCATCAATTGGTCCTTTTTCTGCTGTAATTACAATACCGCCACTAGTTGTAGAAACGGCTGGAATTACATTTGTTAGATCCTTTTCAGTAACGAGAACACCTGGTGATACTTGAAAAGCCATATTTAGTTCTCCTTAATATTAAGTTTATTCGTTTATTAGTTATAACCCTTTGTCAATATTTATATGATACCAAAACTACACTATTCCCCTTTACGATATGATACAGGTCGCCAAACCTCTCCTGCGTCAACAAAATAACCGTCTTGTCCCTCTGGATCATTCAATCCATCGTCTATAAATCCAAAAGGCGCCATGTCTGCCTCAATAGCATTCT